TTGACGTCAAAGCCAATTTTTACCAGAAATTCTTGTAAAACTGATGTGCTCATTCTAATGCTTCTCTAATGCTTCGCTATATCGCATGGTGTTTTCATCATATATATCTATGGCAATATTGAGTAAACCGACATCGCCGAGCGATAAAGTGCCATCCACCATACTTTCATAACTACAAAACCCGCGTAAAACGGGCCTCATGATGAAATCTATATCTTCACCGAGGCTAATGAATCGGACATTACTTTGCCCATTTCCTTTAGCGATCCCCACATCACCGCTACGGCTGGGAATATCCGGGCGGCTGAGTCGAAAAAATCTCCGAAGCTAAACTCCACGCTTGCTTTTAAAAGCGACATGAATATATAGGAATCATCCGCAATATCTTGGTGTGTAAACATTCCTTCTGAAAAGATATTGCAGAGAACATTTTTTTCTCTTATGCGTATTAGTGGAAACAATGAATTTATAATACTATCGAATTTTGCTTCGTCTAAACTCATCAGCATATCGCATAAACCTGAAGCTTCCTTTCCAGCAGATTTAACGGCTGTTTCTATAGACATTAAAAAAGGTGTTATAATTGTCATGGATATAAAAGCCGCTTTTTTTGCGTCTAATCTTCCAATTACAAAGTCCTTCCCATCTAGATTGATTTCAATTGTTTTCATTTATACCCCTTATAATAGTCTTTGTACTCGTGCCGCTACGAAAGTCCATTCGTTCTTGCCGGCTTGCATTGCATAATTAAGAGCGGCCCATTTTGTAAAAGCTACAAATTCACATAGTATGAAATCATTGCCATACACATTTCGTAGCGTTAAAACATTAGTACCATTTAAAGATGGATTGACCTGTTGAATATTGGCCATAATTTGCAATATCCTATTGGTTTCTGGCGATACTTTGCTAAATCTTGCTGTAATCGTATGCGCCGTGGAAGCTGACAAAGAGTGCGCTAAAAAACCATCTGCCCCAACTTCGACCGTGGATTGGTCAGCCAAAGGCTCGAATGTTAATCCGTCCTCTGCGGAACCGGAGCCAAACGCTAAATCGACATGACCGCCAGGGCCCACTAAGTTGGCGCTAATGCCCTGAAAACCATAAAAACCTGCTACTGCTGACATTTTGTTATCTCCTAGCGATTAACATTGATAAGAATATCTACGGACTGAATTGCCCCGGATAATTTGATAGCGCACTGAATTGGCACGCTAATACGAGCATCGCGGCTTACTTGGCTTTGGCTCGAAATCGGGGGTGCGTAGGTGTAATAACCTGATTGTAAATTTTGACCGGTTACGATATTGCCGAATGAAGGCCCATTCCACACGCCAGGCGCTATCATTCCGTTGGTGACCGCTTGAGAGAACACGCTATTAATCGTGTTCACGATAGCTGTCATACCGGCATCTGTTTGCCCAATCTTCGGTGTTTGCAATAGAAGATTAAATACGGCGATTTGCACCGCATTTTGTAGCCAATCGAAAGACTGGCGTTCATCTATGTATAAGTTGTAAGACATAACACCGTATTGAAATATAGGTGTGCCGGTTACGTAATTGACGTACACGTTACAACGCTTAGATTTCAAAGTGTCTGCTTGTGTTTCACTAATCGTTTCTGGCGTAATCCCAGGAAGTGTTTTAAACATGTAAGTCGGCAACGTATTGCTGCCTTCAAAATCCACTCCTGCCATAAGCCCTGCGACTGATGCCATTTCATACGCATTCGTTGAGCCGTAAGTTACGGCACTGCGGTCATACTCTAGTGCCTGCAATTGTGTTGAAATGCTGGTTAGATAAGTTGCATCTAATTCGCGCGAATCTTCATCCGTAATAAACAGTATGCGCGATATATTAGCTGCTTGAATGAATGCCGCTATCGCTAAGTAATCATTAGTAGATGGCATCGTAGAAGCTGCAAATACCTCTATGTACCAAGCTGATGAAATGTCATATAACGCAATCGTTGCCGCTAATGCGGTTTCAGCTGCAAATCCTGGTACAGGAACATTCGCTGTTGCTGCGGTTAATTTAAGCTGTGCGGAGATGTCAACACCGGTGCCTTCTGGGGTTGCATATCCCACCAAAGATAAGACGCCTGTAGTTGCGCTGGTAATTACAAACTGATTGCCATTCCATGTACACGTTGCGCCCGATAGACTGCTCGTAATAACGGCGGCAACACCGTTTAAGTTTGTTTCTGCGCTAAAATCTAATCCAATTAAATCTTGCTGGCTTCCGTCTACATGAATGGTAAAAGAGCCCGTAGTAATGCCCGTCCAGTTCGACATTAACTGTTGTGATGCAGTCAAAATTCCGCCCTTTATAAAACCGGATGTAGCTGTACGCAACCAACGGCCTATTAATATTTCGGCTGGAACTGGATTTTGGCTAAAGTATAAAAGGGCTGCCAAATATTCTGGTGCGCTAGTGCCAAAATCTGTAGCTACTGCTGCAATATCGGTGTAACTTCTAATGCGCTCTACGCCGTCTATGACGTTGCTATCACCGACTACTAATAATAAACCAAAATTTCGTACAGACGCGCCCTGCGGCGTTAAAGTGACATTGACGTTCACTATACGTGATACATCTAAACCTTGTGTAGACATAATTTTCCCCTATACATTAAAATCTTCAGTTGCCACATCGTCAAAGTACATCGTGCCTTCTGCACCAAGTAATGACAAAATGTCATACGTTCTTGCGAGATTACGATTCATGTTTATCGTAATATCTGTTCTTTCATACCAGCGGTCATTCACCAATTCCGGTAAATACTGCATGGGCTCTGAGCCTAAAACCGCCATGCCAGCTGCGACTAATTGGTCTGAGTTTTGCGGTATCTGCAAACCATCTCTTAATATCGCTCCATAACCCATAGAATTAGGACCGTAAAAACTAACCATGACATCAAATAATTCGTTGGTTCCCAAAGTTGCATTGCTGACCCCTTGTGTTAACCACGGCATTGCTACGGTGCGCCTATTTCTAATAACAAACGCGCACCAGTCAGCTGTAATGTCCGGTATCGGGGGTGAGTCAGCTTGATAAGCCGGGCGCACTAACGTGGCATCAAGTCCCGTCACCCCCACAATCACACCATGCATAAACCGTTTCAAAAGATTGTTATCTAATGCCGTGTTTGTCGGTAATAAATAACCACCCGTTGCGCTGCTGTTAGGCATGAGCCACCTCTTTAGCGCATAGCGCCTCAGTCCATCCGCTTGCAAAATTCATAAATTGTTCATTCACAAATTTCACTAGATATCGGTACCCATTCCAAACCACCACATCACAATAACCACCCGGCGCTTGGGCCTGTAATTGCCCTCTATACCAAACCGTTATACCGTCCCAGAGTTGTGCGTCATCTGGCATGCGCTTTAGCACTTCAGGACTTATGTTTTGCACTACACCGATAACGGTCGATGGTGTCTCCGTTAAAACCATCTCACCGAAACTATTTATCGTGGCTGCCCTTCTGACTAAAGTGAAGGTGTTGCAGAAATCTGGATCTACAATCAGCGGCGATACATCTATTAATGCCATTTACTCTTTAACCACATATGTAATGCTGTTTAGCATTTGCGATGTATCAATTAACGGTTTCATTACGCCCGTTCTTCTATTCTTTTTCCGCGTCGCCCTAATTTTTTTCGTAATCGGTGAAAGAGGCTTTAAATCTGTGCTTTGCTGAATCCTGCTTTTCACAGTATCCCTTGTTTTCTGGCCCGCTTTATTCAAAGCCACGTCTACATCATCAGCACTCGTTTGCGTTGTAATTGCCGCTTGCCCCAAAATTCTAGCCACTTCTGGCCCCGCTTCTTCTATGCCAGGCTTTAAAAATGGCCTAGGTGGTATATGAGCGGCCTCACTGCCATGTTCATGCAAATATCCAAGCTGCGCATTTGTTATTGGTGATGGCGATGCCCCGTCCTTGGTTTCAATATCATCGCGCTTAGTATTTTCTTGCGGTATTCCCACATACACATTCTTTTTAATTAAAGCTTCCATGGTTTCTTTAAATTGCTTAACAAGACTTGTGGTAACTGTAACTGTCATATCACATACCCCGTTATCGGCAATCCAAAACCCGCCATCATGCCGCCCTTGCCGTACATCTTTGCTAACTGCAAATATTGGCGACCGTAAATCGTGTTATTAAACCAACCGCCGTTTGCCTCAAAAGACCATTTCGTGTCATAGGTCTGACTAACGCTGCCTACTTTCTTCGATTCAACCTGTCCCGCTTGACCAATTGGAAAACCGCCTGTGGCTGCTACCGCAATATCTTGCGCCTGCATCGTGATGCAATGCGCTGTGTATAACTCGATAATGTTGTTATACACAGCGCCAAATCTCGCTGGACTATGCAATTCTTCGGCTAAGGTAGACCAGTACGTACACATGCTATTTGTATAAGTAGTTGTGTTCGCAAACTCTGGAAAATCCAGCCGAAATTGCGCTATATCCATTAAATACCATCGCGATAAGCAAATGTTTCCACATAGGGGAACTCAACTTGACCAAAACCATACACATACGGGCGTATGAAATTCACACCGTCTGGGGTAGTGGCTTGTCGACCTTGAATCGGGGACAATGGGAAACGCACATAAGATTCATCATTGGTGTAAACAACCATTCTTGCTTTCGAGAAGTTAGCACTATACGTAGTACCAGGA